ATGTCCCGGGTTCTGGGCTACTCGTTGACGCTGGGGACGGCCGACGCATGGGCAGACTTCGCCACTCTGGCGGCCGTGCGGCTGTCCGAGCGCGAGCTGGCAGGGATTGCTTGGGCCGCGATGTGCGCATTGCCCCGCCGCCTTTCCGAAGAGGTGGCACGTCTGGCGCTTCGCGGCGCTGGTGCGCCCTTGCCCCCGTTCCTGGGCGGCATGGCGGACGCCCGCTTCTGGGCATCGAGGGCAAGCCCTGCTGAGCGCAAGGCATACGCCCTCGCCGCCTACGAGGCGATGAGCCCTTCCGACCAAGCCGCCCTTTTTCGACACATCAGCGAATTGAAGGTGCCGGGATGAACGAACATGAGCTTGACGAGCTGCTTACCTTTCACTGGCCGCGCGTGGTGCGGCGCGTGATGGGCGGGGATGCGGACGACTGGTGCAAGGGGTTTGTCCGCTCCATCGCCCACCAAGGCAAGCGGCGGAACTGGACCCCGAGCGCAAAGCAGGCGGCTTTGATGCGCCGCCTCGTGGCTGAGCTGGGCAGGGATGAGACGACGAACGGCGAGGTGGTGGAGGGATAAAAAGTAAAGCCCGCCGGTGAGGCGGCGGGCTTAGGCGGCGTTCGGCTTTCACGGGTTAGCCGGGGACGACGCCTCAACGTGCTACCGGGAAACGGGCCACAGCACAAGGGCAGCTATTCCGCGCAAGCGGTCTCCCCACGCCCTAAGGCCCCGCTGCCACCCTCAAGGCGGCGAACATGGGGGAGCGGACCGAGCCGAGGGAAAGGCAGGTCTGGCCTAAGCGGCGGCCCGGCTCCGGTGAGCAGGCAAGATCGCGGCGGTCAGGGCGGGAGGCGGGTTTTCAACCCCGCTACAGTAACCCGCTTTCTGACCGTCACAACGACCCTCACCAATGAGCAGGGACAGAGAAGAGCAACGACTGAGCCGAGAGATACGCGCGAGAGGAATTTGAGATGCGACCGAACACACGAACACACGAGCACGGCGCGAGGCGAGAGCCGCCAGCACGCGGCCTGCGTGATCGCCTGGACGACCTCGCCCGCCGCGTCTCGTCTCTCTCGCCCTGTCGTCACGATCCGGAACGCTACCACGCGGAGAAGAGCGAGATTGCCTTCGAGCTGCGCAGCCTCGCCCGCCATGCCCACGCCACACCCGAAAGGATGCCGCGATGACCACGAAGGCCGAACTGTCCGAGCACGCCGCCGAAGCCGTTGGCGCCATGCTTCTCAGGTTTCAATCGCGCAGCGGGATGCCGCTCGATGTGCTGCTGGCCGGTGCCCATGCCCAGATTGTCTCGATGATGCTGACCACGCACGGGGCGGAGACTGCCGCCGAGTGCTGCGAGCAGGTCGCCGCCCGCCTTCGTTCCCTTCCCAGCTTGGCCGACGCGGAGGTAGCCGGCCGCTGCTGACGCGGGTCCTTCCTGACGCGCCGTATACGGGGGCGCTAGGCCCGACGTGTCGGGCGGTGCAAAAAATCACGTAAGGGTAAAAGATGATGAGGATTTTTTCCGAACTGCCCATGGAAGGCACCGCCGTGCACCGGATCGGCGGGAAAGACCTCTGCGACCTTCTCAACCTGACCTCCGGGGCGCTGACCGACCTGAAGAAGCGCGAGATCGCCGTCCACCTTGGCCGCGACTCTTATGACCTCGAAGAGACCGTCCGCCGCTATGTCACCCACCTTCGCAGCACCGCCGCGCGCTGGGGCGATCCCGAGCAGGTTCCCCAGCTGACGGCGGAGAAGGCGAGGCTTGCCAAGGAACAGGCCGACGCCCAGGCGCTGAAGAATGCCAAGATGCGCGGCGAGCTGGTGGAGGCATCCGAGGTGGAGAACACGTGGGCGGACGTTCTGCGCCAGCTGCGCGCCCGGCTGCTGGCGATCCCGTCACGCCTCCGGGCCGATCTTCCCGGCCTCGATGCCGCGACCGTGGCCGCGATTGACCGGGCCTTGCGGGACACCCTCTCGGAGATCGCCGCCGATGACCACGCTTGAAGCCGTCCGGGTCCGGGCGCTGCGCGCGCTGATCCCGCCGCCCAGGCTGCGCCTGTCGGAGTGGATCGAGTCCAGCGTGATCCTTCCCGAGGGCGTGAGCGCGCAGCCCGGCCCTGTCCGCCTCTGGCCCTTCCAGCGTGAGATTGCCGACGCCATCGGAGACCCCACCATCGAGCGTGTTACCCTGGTCAAGCCGGTGCGCGTCGGCTTCACCACGCTGTTGACCTCCGCCGTCGCATCCTTCGTGGCAAACGAGCCCGCGCCGATCCTCTGCCTTCTACCGGCGGAGGCGGACTGCCGTGACTACATCGTGAGCGACGTGGAGCCGATCTTCTCCGCCTCGCCCGCCGTGGCCGATGCCCTGGGCGACGACCGCGAAGAGGGGGGGCGAAACACGCTGCTTTCCCGGCGCTTCCCTGGAGGATCGCTGAAGGTGGTGGCGGCCCGCGCGCCCCGGAACCTGCGAAGGCACAACGTCCGCGTCCTTTTCATCGACGAGGCGGACGGCATGGAAGCCACGGCGGAGGGAAGCCCGATCCTGCTGGCCGAACGCCGCACCCTGTCTTTCCCGGACAGGAAGATCGTCCTGGGAAGCACCCCCGTCCACGAGGACACGAGCCACGTCTTGCGGGCCTATGCGCAGTCCGACGCGCGCATCTTCGAGGTGCCTTGCCCCGAGTGCGGCGCCTTCTCGGAGATCCTTTGGGAAGCCATCGTCTGGGATGATCGGCGCCCCGAGACGGCGCGATGGGCCTGTCCACATTGCCGGGCGGAGATCGAAGAGCGCCACAAGCCCGGCATCGTGGCAAGGGGTGCGTGGCGCGCGACCCGTCCAGAGGTGCAGGGGCACGCGGGCTTCCGGCTGAATGCCCTGGTTAGCCTGCACACGAACGCGAGCTGGGCGAAGCTGGCCGCCGAATTCATCGCCGCAAAGGACGACACAAGCACCCTTCAGACCTTCGTCAACACGATTCTCGGACAAGCCTGGAAGGGCGGCGGCGAGGAACTGGACGAAAGCGCGCTTGCCGCTCGTGGCGAGGACTGGGGCCTGAATGCGGTGCCGCAAGAGGTGCTGGCCCTGACCGCCGGGTGCGACGTGCAACACGACCGGATCGAGGCCACGCTGATCGGCTGGGGCGAGGACGGCACCGCCTTCATTCTGGGGCATCGCATCGTCTGGGGTGCCTGGGATGACGAGGGCACCTGGACGGAACTCGACGCCCTGCTGAAACAGACATACCCGCACACCCTGGGCGGGCGGATCGGCCTCGATGCCGTGGCCATCGACGCGGGCGACGGCACGACCATGCACGCGGTCACGGCTTTTGCGATGCCGCGCGCCCGTCGCAAGGTGGTGGCGATCAAGGGCGCTCCCGGCAACCGGCCACTGATCGAGCGCGCGGGCTCGAAGACGAAGACCGGGGCGCGCCTCTGGATCGTGGGGGCGGACACCGGCAAGGCCCTGATCTATGGCCGCCTGTCCCGCGGCGCATCCGTCCGCCTCTCCGCCGATCTTCCGCCGGTATGGCTGGAACAGCTGGCAAGCGAACGGGTGGTGCTGCGCTACCGGCGCGGGCAGCCCGTGCGAAGCTTCGAGCGCATCCCCGGCCGCCGGGCGGAGGCCCTGGACTGCGCCGTCTATGGCTTCGCCGCGCGCAACATCGTGAACCCCGACTGGGAACGCCGCCGGGCCGAGCTGTCGCTGAAGCACGCCCCAGACACCCGACTGGCGCCGAAACTGGCCTCCGACTGGATGAAGCGATGACGAAAGGGCAGGGCCGCGCCCGTCTCTCCGACGAAGCGGCCCCCGTTACTCGGAGAGTGGGCAAACCCCGAGACCGCGCGGCTCCACTTGGCGGGGCGCGGCGCGGATCAATTCCAGCTAAGGACCGCCTGCGCCAATCCCTCGCAAATTGGCCCCGCCATGCGCGGTTCACAGGTATAGACCCCGCCCGGCCCGGGCGGCCCGACTTGCTCCTCGAACCACTGCACCGCGGCTTCGCTGATCGGGTGCAGCATCACAATTGTCCCATGGTCCGCGACCTCGACGTGATCGCTGAGGGTTTCCGTCATGTCCGGTCCCGCAACCGCACCCCAGGCCCGCCGCCGTTCGGCTCGATGAACTGAACCCCGGCGGCTTCGAGGGCGGCGCGGATTGCTGAAAGTGCCGCAGGAGACGGCGACGGCGAGCCCGAACCCTCAGCCCGCTTCACGGTCATAGAGGAGACCGTGGCAGCTTCCGCCAGCTTGGACTGCGACCATCCGAGCAACGCGCGGGCGGCCCTAAGCTGACTTTCCGAAATTGGCTCTTGTTCCAAAATAGAACATTCCCTATGTTCCCTTTTAGACCATACCACAACCGGAGATCGCGACAATGGCCAAGCTTCCACCCCTTGAGGTGCCCCAGATGGAAGGCATCAATTATCCCGATCCGATCTTCGACACGGCGATCCGGGGCGATTCCGACCACGCCCTTTTCCAGATTCTTCGTCTCGCCCGGATCGGGACGGCTGCCTCGATGACAGAGGCGAATATCAAGCTGACGCCTGACGACTTCGGCGCGCTCTGCGACGCAATGGGCCGCATTGCCGCGAACGGTCTTCTGCACTGGGGAGGCACAAGGCAATGAGCGCAGCCCTGACTGCCCGTCGCGCCAAGCTGTTCTGCGTGAACCTCAACAGGCGCTGCGCCCCGCGCCTCTCGTGGCGCGGCCGTAAGCCGATCCGGTTTCGGGCTAACTGAGGGGATTCACTTGACACCCCGCATTCGTGCGGTGCAGGGTGTCGGATGATACCCAAGGGGGCCAGTCATGCGTCGATCCCACCTTCTGCTTTGTGCCGATATTGAACTCGCAAGGTTCAAGGTTCTGCGGACACGGGGGCAGCTGCCCCTCATGAGTGGCTGCGTCGATGATGCGGATTCGCGTGGAGCAACCTACAGTCTCGATGACGCCTTTCGGCTTCGCTTGCTTCTCGACGTCATTGGGCAGGATGACGACCTGCCGGCCGTCCCCCCCGCGAAAGCCGCTGGTCTAATCGACAATGCGCTGACGTGGATCGTTGGCAATGGCTTGCCGCACCCGCTGGAAGCGCGGGAAGGGCCGGACCTTTGGGTCGGGGTGGCCGTGATCGAAAGCGGGCAGTCGGATGCTCGCTACCGCTTCAGCAATTGGTTTGCGGGCAGCCTCACAGAACTCCCTGTTTTCATCGAGCGCGCCGAGTCCGAGGCGTTCGGGGATGCGGCTGTTCGGATCGTGATCGTCAATGCATCGCGCGCGGCGCGCCTTGTGCGCAAGCGGGCGCTCCGCCTCGGACTGCCTGAGGCCGAAGAATGAGCTGGCCCTTCGCCCCGTTCCAGCGCCTCGCCCGGAGGATCGCCCGCCCCACCGGCAAGCGATCCGGCATCGAGGCCGGAGCCCCCGGTCGGCGGTGGACCGGGGCTTCCACTGTCACCGACCCCCGGAATTCCACCCTCGTCGCCCGTGGCCCAGCTGCGGCCCGTGCGACTGCGGCGGTTCTGAACTCGCCCCAGGGCGCGCGCATCGAGGAAGCCTGGGCATCGGCCCTCGTGGGCAAGGGCTGGCAGGCCCGATCCCGGCATCCTGACGCGGACACCGCGCGCACCCTCTCCGCCGCCTTCGAGCTGGTGGTCGCGCAGCACCTCGTCACCCTCGCCCGCGCCGTGGTCAGAGACGGCGAGGCTTTCGCCCGCCTGCGGATCGGCCCGGACGACCGAATGCGGCTTCAGCTGATCCCGGCGGAACAGGTGGACCCCACCTTGACCCGTGACCTGGGCAACGGCGCGCGCATCGTGTCGGGCATCGAATTCGACGCGGACGGCGAGGTTGTCGCCTATCATGTCCTTCCCGAGGCCCCGGGCACGCCTTTCACCGCCTATCTCGCCGCCGTGCGGGTGCCCGCCCGCGACATGCTCCACGTCTTCGATCCGCTGTTTCCGGGGCAGGTGAGGGGCCTGTCGTGGCTTGCGCCGGTCCTGCTGAAGATGCGCGACCGTGACGGCGCCTCCGACGCCCTGCTGATGCAGCTGAAGACCGCAAGCCTGCTTACCGGCTTTATCCGCGACCCGGACGGCACCTTCGCCGGCTTCGAAGGCGAGGCCCAGGGGAACGCGCTCAACGTGGCGCTGGAACCGGGCGCCATGCGCATCCTACCGCAAGGCGCGGACGTGACCTTCTCGACGCCCGGCTCCGGCCTCGCCCAGGCGGTGGAATTCATGCGCGCGCAGGACCGCGAGATCGCAGCGGGCGCCGGGCTGACCTATGAGCAGCTGACCGGCGACCTCTCCGAGGCGAACTATTCGAGTGCCCGCGTCGGGCTTCTCGAATTCCGCCGCCGGGCCGAGATGCTCCAGAAGACGCTGATCGAGGGGCAATTCCTCGCCCCGCTCTGGCGCCGGTGGATCGAGGTGGAGGCGCTGGCCGGACGGATCGAGGCAACGGGCGCCGCCCGTGACGATTTCATGGCCGTCCGCTTCGTCGCCCCAGGCTGGCAATGGGTAGACCCCGCGAAAGAGGTGGCCGCTGACGTGGCCGCCATCGAGGCCGGACTGAAGAGCCGGGAAGAGGTGGTCGCGGGACGTGGCCGGGACATTGACGAGCTGGACGCGGAACGCGCCCGCGATGCAGGAGGCGAAGCGGCATGACGGTGCATCTTCGGGCGCTGACGACGACGCCCTCGACAGTGAACATGGAAGCCCGGACGGTGGAAGCCATCGTCTCGACCGGCGCAGACGTGGTGCGTCCCGGCTATATCGAGCGCCTCGACCCTGCGGCGGCCGAGCTGGGGCGGATGATCGGCGCCCCCGTGCTCGACGCCCACCGCACCGCCTCGACCCGAGATCAACTGGGAGTGATCGAAGCGGCCGAGCTGCGCCCCGAGGGTATCTGGGTGCGCATCCGCTTTCGCAGCAACGAAGCCGCAGGCGCCGTGCTGGCCGACATCGCGGAGGGGACGCTTCGCGGCCTGTCCATCGGCTACTCGGTGGCCGAGTGGAAAGAGCAGACCGAGAGCGGGCAGCGCGTCCGCATCGCCAAACGGTGGACGCCGCTTGAGGTGTCTGTCGTCCCTGTCCCGGCCGATCCGGGCGCACACTTCCGAGCAGGAGAAACGAGCATGGAAGCCGAAACGCAGACGGCGGGAACGACCGCCGCCACCCCCGGCGCGACCCGCGCCCAGATCAACGTTGAAATCCGCCAGCTGGCCGAGACCGCCGGCCTGACGCGCGACTGGGCGGACGAGCAGATCGACGCGGACGCCACGGTCGAAGCCGCCCGCGCTGCGGCCTTCGAGGCCATGCGGCAGCGCAGCGCCGCCCCCACCCGCACCACGCGGACGCAGATCACGGTGGATCACACCGACCCGGCGGTGATCGCCCAGCGGGCAGGGGAGGCACTCTACGCGCGGTCCCACCCGGAACACCAGCTGTCCGAGCCCGCGCGGCCCTTTGCGCACATGTCCACGCGCGACCTCGCCCAGGACTGCCTCCGCCGCGCCGGCATCCCGACCACCGGGCTTGCCTCCGATACGATCATCACGCGGGCGCTGCACACCACGTCCGACTTCTCCCTGATCCTGGGCGATGCTGTCGGCCGCGAGCTGCGCCGCGCCTATGACGCGGCCCCCGCCGAAATCATGCGGGTCGCCCGCGAGACGACGCACCGGGACTTCCGGCCTAAGCGGGCGCTGCAATTCGGAGAAGGCACCGGCTTCGAGGAGGTTCCCGAGGGCGGCGAATTCAAGCACGGCACCTTCGGGGAGTCGGAGGAAAGCTTTGCGCTGAAGAGCTACGGGAAGATCTTCAGCATCACGCGGCAGGCCCTCGTCAACGACGACCTGAGCGCCTTTTCCCAGGTGCCCGCGAAGCTGGGTGACGAGGCGCGGCGCTTCATGGCCGGGGCGATTGCCGCCAAGCTCGAAGCCAACCCCGCCATGGCGGACGGCGATGCTGTCTTCCACGCCAATCACGGCAACCTCGCCGGCACCGGCGCCACCCTGTCGCTGACTTCCCTGTCCGGCGCCCGCCTCGCCATGCGGCGCCAGACTGGCATCGACGGCGAGCTGATCGGCGTCACGCCCCGTTTCGTCGTGGTCTCGCCCGAACTCGAGACGACCGCAGAACAGGTTCTGGCCGAGCTGGCCGCCACCACATCCGAGAACGTGAACCCCTTCAGCTTCCTCGAGCTGGTGGTGGAGCCGCGCCTGACCGACCCCGACGCCTGGTATGTCGCCGCCGACCCCGCCCGTATCGACGGGCTGGAATACGCCTACCTCGAAGGCGCCCCCGGCCCGCAGATCGAAACCCGGCAGGGCTTCGAGGTGGACGGGGTGCAGATGAAGGCGCGCCTCGACTTCGGGTGCGGCTGGGTGGAGCACCGCGGCTGGTTCAAGAACGAAGGCCCGGCTGAGTAATGGCCCTCGACCTTTCCGAGCTGGAGACCCTGCGCGATGCCCTCCTGAGGGCGCGCGCCAAGGGCGTGCGAACCGTCGGCATCGGGGACAAGCGCGTCGAATACAGCACGGACGCGGAAATGGCCGCCGCGATCGCAGACCTGGAGGCGCGCATCCGTCGCGCCTCCGCCACCCGCCCCAGCCGGATCAACTTCACCACGAGCAAGGGCTTCTGACATGCCTTCGCCTGCCCCTCTCTTCGCAGACGACAAGACCGCCGCGCAGCTCTTCTGCATGAAGCCGAAGGACTTTCGCCGCCTTGTCGAAGAGGGCCATCTTCCCGGCCCGCGCGACCTTGGGGGGCTTGAGCGTTGGGACGTGGAGGAGCTGCGCCGGATCGCAAGCGGCGAGGCGATGGACAACCGGGGGATGGACTGGTGAGCAAGTGGGGCGGAAAGCGCTACTTGATCGAGACGAAGCCCGGTTTCGTCTACGTCCGGAAGGCCGGGAAATACCTGGGCCGCATCGAGGCGCCTTATCCCAGCGCCGAATTCGACCGCCAGTATTGGGACGTCCTGACCGGCCGCGCTGGCGAAGCCTCGACCTCATGGCGGGCGCTGATCGTGTCATATCGCAAGTCTGATCGGTGGACCCGCCTCAAGCCGCGCACCCGGCAGGATTACGAGAAGGCGCTTCTCTACATCGAGGAGAAGAATGGCGCCCGCGACATGACCCGGCTGCAACGCCGGGACGTCCTCGCCATGATGGAGAAGAACACCCACCGGACCCGGTTCGCGAACTACGTGGCACAAGTCATGTCGGTTCTCTGCGAGCACGCTATCGACCTGGGGTGGATCAAAGCGAACCCGGTCAAGGGTGTTCGGCTCAAGAAGACCCCGACCGAGCGTGAGCAGCCGCATGTTCCCTGGACGAACGCGGCGGTGGAGCGGTGGCGGGCCGAAGCCGCCCCGCTGCCCCGACTGATCTTCGAGATCGGCGTCGGCAGCGTCCAGCGCCCAGGAGATTGGCCGGGCTTCACCTGGGGCGACTATGACGGCGAGTCCCTGAGGCTGACCCAGGGCAAGACCGGCAAGGCCCTTGCGCTTCCCTGCACCCCTGAGCTGCGCACCGCCCTTGAGGCCGCCAAGCGGGAGCTGGGCGCAGCGCCACACCCCTCGCGCCATATCCTCGCCCGGAAGGACGGGACGGCGATGCTCTATCGGGACGTGTCCCGGGTGATGCTGAAGGAGCGCAAGCGGCTGCACCTGACCGGCTTCGACCTGCATGCGCTTCGCTACCGTGGCGTGATGGAGCTGGCCTGGGCGGGCTGCGATGATGACGAGATCGCCAGCTTCAGCGGGCATTCCAGCAAGGACATGATCCGAAAGTATGCGGGCATCGCCCGGCAGATCATGCGCGCCAGCACGGCAGCCGAGAAGCGCAAGCTATGGGCATCGCTATGAACAGAACAAGCACAGAACAAGAACCTGATAACCGGACTGATAACCCCTTGCAGCCCTCCGCCCGGTTCTCTAAGGAAACAAGGGCTCTGGCGAGTTGGCGGAGTGGTTACGCAGCGGATTGCAAATCCGTGTACACCGGTTCGATTCCGGTACTCGCCTCCAATATTTTGAATGGGTTGCGTGACCTTTGGCGCGTGGCCCTATAGGTGTTCACAGACGCGTTTGCCTGGTTCGATCCTTTCGGTCCCTGCCCCGGAGGATGACGATTTTCGCGGATTGGCGCTTTCGAGGCGTCCCGCGCCTTGATGACGGAAGGTCCCTTGGCCGTACCTCGGATCGTCATGGTTCTGCTCGTCCGGGACGAGGCAGACGTCATCGCGGACAACCTGCGCTGGCATCTGGGGCAGGGCGTGGACCATGTGATCGCCATGGACAACGGGTCCGTCGACGGCACCACGGACATCCTCGAGGATTTCGCCGCCACGGGCGCGCTGACGCTGATCCATCAGCCCTCGGACGCCTTCCTTCAGGAGCGTTGGGCGAGCGAGATGGCGCGGATGGCGCGGGACCGGCTGGGGGCGGACTGGGTGCTGCCGCTCGACGCGGACGAGTTCTGGACGGTTCCTGACGGCCAGACGCTGGGCGAGGTGGTGGCGCAGTTCGACGGGGAAGCCGACATGGTGCGCTGTGCGCGGCGCAACCTGATGGCCGCGCGCGAGGATCTGGAGGCGATGTCGTGGCACGAGGCGCTCGTCTGGCATGCAGATCCGCCGGTGCCGCTGCCTGCCGGGCGGAGGGACGATCCGACGCCGCTCGATCCGCCGTTGCTCTATTGCCGGCTGCCTCCGAAGGTGGCGGTGCATGTCGCCCGGTTCGAGAGGTTCCTGCCGGGCAACCATGATGCCGTGATCGCGGGCGACCCGGTGGTGCGTGCCTCGGAGGAGATCATGATCTACCACGCGATGATCCGCGACCGGGCCGAGTTCCTGAGATCGAACGCCCGGGTCGCCGAGGCGCGGGAGCGGGATCCGGCCGTGGCGCCCAGCACGTCGTGGAAATCGCGGCGCTGGTGGCGCATGGATCCCGACGCCGCCTATGCCGAGGCGCTGCCCGACGCGGCGCGGCTGCGGGCGGATGTTGCGGCGGGGCGGGTCAGGCGCGATACGCGCCTGCGCGATCTCATCGCGGCGGGCCGGAACGCGGCGCGCGGGGCGGCTGCGGCCGAAGGTGGGGATGTGGTCGGATAG